CTCTCGGCATTCTGTTTAGCACGTAAATATTTACAGTTCAGGTCGATCTAAAGCCCGTAGGTCTTACATATTTCGGCACTCACAAACGTTTTGGATCTAAACTAGGGAACCCAAATAGTTTAACGTCTTTGCGGACAAAAATAGTTTAACGTCATTCCGGACGAAAATGATCACCATAGACATTTATCTCCCTCGTAATCTGGAGTTTCATACTCTCCATCAAACAAAGAAAAATCATTGGGTAGGTCATCCATGGACATATTTCGATAAACACTTTCAATGTGCAATTGCATTGGCGGATCGATACCAAATGCATTAAAGAAACTAAGTCTCGTCTCATCAGAAATCACCTTATATGAACAAGTAAGCGATTTCCCCCAATAAGACATTGAGTGATCATATAGCGTAGTCTTATACGACTTCATCCTGCTACGCCGCGAGGTTAAACCACCCCGCAAGTCAACCGAAGTTCGTGCCATAAACCTGTAAACCTCCTGGAATATTGGTAAACCACCATGAGTGGCTATTCCAGAACAGGATATAGCATGTAAGTGTTTGATACGCTGACTTAAAGCCAAAAGACAATCGATAGATGTAGAATCTTTAATGATAGCCTGACGGGGAACACGGACCATACGGTACTGGCCGTCAACCTTTACTGGGTTCGTCTGACAAAAGTTGACTCCCTCAATCATATCATTAAGATCCTCTAATTTAAGCACCATATTATAACGCGCGAAGTATGATTTCGCGTACCGCTTAAACTTCAAAACTGTGGATCGTTCCCCAATAACAGAGAAGTCATCTCCACAGTTAACAATCTCAACATCAAGTTTATAGTCACGCACAATATTAAACAAAATAAAGCACACGATGAAAACGCCCATCTGCGACGTATTCATTTGACCAGAACCTAAACCTGATGAATTAAAAGAGATTGTTCCATCCCTCGCCTTTCCTTTAACTTTAACATTCAGCTGCATTTCACATAACCGAAGGAATTCAATCTTATCATTATACTCAAAAAATTTGCTAGCGAATTTATGGTACATTCGTTGCATCTCATCTGAGATTGAGCTATCAAGACGGGAAACATCGCCGTCAACGGAACATGGATCAGTAAATCGACTCCACTTCCGTTCAATCTCACTTCCTAGTGTAACATAGTTCATTCCTTTCATAACGGTTCGTGATCCGAAACAATGGTCAATACACTCAAAGAACTTCAGTTCTATCGCTTTCACAAACTTACCGAACTCCATACCAAATCTCGGATTAGGAAAAGTGATT